CCTCCACCACCGCCGCCTCCACCCCCACCACCTTTGGGGACGTTCCAAAGGGAATACTTGTCTAACAATGTCATCATAGGACAGATTCCTTTTGGACCCGCTTACCATTGTAGTAGCGAACGTATTTGATCTTTTTACCCCAATGGCCCAATTCCAGCAACCGATGTCTGATCTTGAAGGCTATTTTTGTCCCATGTCCGTAGGGAGACACGATATCCACCAGAACAAGGTTGTGACCATTGTTAAAGTCCTGTGGTCCGATCTTGCGGGTTCCATTCAGGAAAGCATCCAATGAGGCGTTGCTCATATATGCCCATGTTCCAAATCCGACAACTTTGTCATTTTCACGAACAACAATGCACTGACCGGATTCGATTGGAGGCAAAATAATGTTAAAGATATCCTCGACGTACCACTTTTTGTGGAGTCGTGATTGGCTCATCAAGGATAGGATGTCTTTGATCATTGGCCGGAATGAGCCATGCGTTGAGCCATATAGCGGTCAAAATCCAGTCCCCGCTTACGGAACTCTTCCCTGATCTTGGAGATAAGCGCTTCAGGGGTTGGCTCATCCACATGGCCACCATGCGCCATATTGAGCTGCCCACTCATGGCAAGAGGCGATGTACCCATTACGGGTGAACCGGAAACCAGACCACCTGCTTGCATCAGATTTCCGATCTGGGTCTGGGTATCTTTACCATCGGACTGGTTGGCCCAGTTAATGGCGCCACCATCAATGAAATCAGATTGCATATGGATTCACCACTTCTGCTGGGGGACGGTAATCAATTTCGGGCTGCTCACTGACAGAGATATTAGCATTATCTGCTATCCACCGTAAAGCCTGAGTCGTGGAATCCACATAATCATCGTGCCTAATGGACCCTTCTCCTCGGAACGAGCATAACTGGGAGATCATCTCATCCGTCCAAGTTGCGGGTACACCCGGCATTTTCTTGGACTCAACCACATAGACTAGGCCTGAAGCAAAGAAATGCGAGACGGCGTGAAGACGCTGGAGCTTAGATGCCTTTCCGGGATTATAACCAAATGGAAAAATTCCCTCTCGATAAAGCGTTTGCCGAAGGGATATACCGGAACCTTTGTCTTCGATGATAAGATGATCTGGCTTTTTGCCCATGTTGTAGGGCTTCCTTGATCCAAACTGGGGCTTGATAACGGCATTGAACTCTTCATCACCCCACCTAACATTCATTTCTTTTTTGGCTCGATCAACAAGGTCAGGAAACCCCAGATGATCACTCCAGCAGTCCAGAAGAAGAAAACCAACCATACCATCATGGTCAAAATACCCCCAAACAGTACACGCTGTAGGGTCGGGATCACCGCTCTTTTTGTTCTTGGTCTTCTCGGTAAAAGCCGTATCAAGGGACACCACAATCATCTGGAAAGGAGGCAAAGGCAGGGTACGGGGCCAAATACTGAACCAGTCCCTCTTAATAATCCCACCCTCTTCAGAGTCAAGCAGCTCCCCCATCAACTCCTGTCTGCCGATCTTCGTACCATTATATTGCGACAGATTCTCAAAAAAGTTGGCTGGCAGGTTCTTTTCATTGTCAAAAGTGCTGCCTCGTATTAGAATAGTGTTCTGCAAATTAACAATCCGTCGGACATGAGCCACTGGCCTCGGCGTTGTCGTCCATACCGTCTGGGGATTATCACCAAGGCGCATACCAAATTGAAGCATATCCCATACTTCGTCGCCATTCTCCCAAGCCGCAAGCTCATCCCCCCAAGCCCAATGGTGCTGAGGACCACGCAGACGATCCGGCTCACTGGCCGAAAACCCCTGCATTGTCGATCCATTCTTTAGCCGTATCTTCAACTCACTCTTATTGTAGCTCTCAATAATAGAGTCAGGCATCTGAGCCAATAAACCCGCTGGCCCCTCAATACACACAGACTGGGCATCATACCGGGTAGGAGCAATAATTGCCCCATACGACTTAGGATTCTGCCACGCTTGCCACCAAGCCCAAGCAGCTCCCATCCTCGTCTTACCAAACCCACGGCCAGCCAAAGCCCCACAGTAAGACCAGTCCGTAGTCTCCGGTATTACCTGATTAGGCCTAGCCGTCTGGAGCCATTTAAGCCTAGCCAACACAGCCTCTTGGTTGATTGGATCGAGGTGTGCGATATTATTGCTAATGGTTTCAATGGCTTGCATAAATCATAACTTTGAAAACGGGTGGGTGGGGGGTATAAAAATTCTCGGAGGATCCCGATGGGGGGTGCCACCCCGATGGACGCCACGTCCTATCCAGAGATGACGCCACGTCCACTTTTAGAAACTGCCTGCTTCGAGCAATGTCGGTTCCGGTGTCACGTCGATGGCCTCTCTTGTCCTAGCAATCTCAGCCAATGCCTTAAGAGCCTGACCGATATCTGTTTGTATTTGCAGGGGATTTTCCTTGTCGCCCTTCATCTCGATAGATGACAGCCTCGGATGGACATACGGAGCAGCAGCGATGGCGCACTGGATCCTATCAGACATCTTGGCTTCTTTCAGGTGCATGATGGTCATCAAGAACGCAAGCGGAGTAGCCTCTGGACCTGACCCGATAGCATCCATCACCTCATTAACCTTAAATTTCCTCATATTTCGGTCAGAAGTACCCGCTTTCCTACCTGCTCCTACCCTTCTCCCACCCCTCGCCATGCCTAACCCCTTGAAACTTGCTTTTGCTCGTTTTGATTATAATCAATTAAGGATGATTGTCAAAAGCGTTAGCGTTGAGTTTCCACCTTCCTGAGCTGATCCCTCCTGATGGCCTGTTTTTGCTTCTCCAGAGCCTCCCTGAGCCTGTCTATTCCCTTTCCCTGTACCTAGAGCATGACAACAAGGAGCAGCCTTCTGCGGCCCTTTATTTTGACCGCCTCCTGATCTCCTGATCCTGTCTTGATGACAACCCCTCCGGGCTTTTCTGTAGCAGGTAAAAGACCCGGCGTTTTGCCCCTGTCTTGTCCTGACCTTGCCCAGCGCCTGAGCTGTCCGGTCTACCTGCCCTCCCTCCCTTTGATGAACTACCCATCAAGAGCAGGTGATTTGCGGCCTTTGCGCGATTTGTTCGCTGACCTACCGGAAACCGAATCAGCTAAACCATTGACAACACTATACGAAAAAAACCGCTTGACTACAAGACGGACGTAGCGTCCTAGTATTCCAGAGGACGCACCGTCCTAGGCTGTTTGACATCGTAAAACCTGAATACTCCTGACGACAGCGGGAATGGATCGGCTCCGGCCTTTCCCTTCTCTCGGTCGCCAGTGACCGAAAACAGGAGAAACCACCATGAACGACAGCCACCTAAGAACAAACGCAGACGGCACCGTTTGCAGCTATATCGGCGAGGACGCTACCCGCCTATTTCAAGCCAAGGTAGTGAAGCAAGGCCTCAGAGCTTGCAAGCTCGGCATGAGGCTTTCACGCAATGCCACGCCGACCACGCTTTTCGCTTTGACGAAGCAGTTTACCGGAAAGAGCTACAAGCGCGGCCAATATGACCTAGCTATTGCTGACCTCGACATCTGGATAACAACCATGCTTCACGCCCTACCCATCGAAACGACAGGAGCTTAAACCATGATCAAGACCTTCACCGTGACCGCCCCGAGCTACTGGGCCTCTTACTATATCAACGACGATGCCTCGGGCCTCGAGGACGATGAGATCAAGGCAGCGGATGCCTTTTTCGACTATCTCGCCAAAAACGTGCCGAACCTGAGCTGCGTTGATGCTGCTTCGGATGACTTCATTGACTACCATGACGCCTTTGATTTTTACCCTTATGGTTCGGACTGCTCAACCTATACCTTCCTTGTCGCCGAGGCCGATATCACTCTCGAACAGGTTACCCAGTAGCAACAGCTCGAACGCATCTCACAAGGTGCGTTCCCACGGTTGCTAATGACCGAAAACAGGAGAAAAACCATGCAAGCCTACATTGAGCTTCCACACGGAACCATCATCACCACAACGAACCCGCAGGTTTACAGCGGCCCCTTCCTATCAGGTAAGCGCCTTAGCAAGACTGAAGGCAAAAAGCGCCTAGAGCAGCAAGCCCGAGACAACTTGCTCGGACTAATCAGCCCGAAGGATACGGTCTACACCGTTCTAAGGTCGGTTTCAGCTTCTGGTATGAGCCGAGCCATTGATTTTTACATCATTAAACAGGATCACCCCCTTTGGATCACCGGACTGGTTGCCAGTTTGCTAGGACTGAAAAAGGCCAAGGGCGAAGGCCTGACGGTCACGGGTTGCGGCATGGATATGGGCTTCGCCACGGTCTACAGCCTCGGCATGGCCCTTTGGCCCAACGGCACGCCGGAAGCCCACGGCACCCGCAACGGACAGCCCGACCATGACGGAGGCTACGCTTTGAAACAGGCTTGGCTTTAGTGACAACAGCGGGAGCGCATCCCTCGGGGTGCGTTCTCTCGGTTGCCATGTCGGAACCGGAAACAGGAGAAACAACAATGCAAATCGAATTGACAATCGACGCCCCTCGCACGTTCAAGGCCATCCCTCGTCCCCAGTGGTCGCCTTGGGGTAAGCCCGACCATGCCGAACAGGTGTTCGATGGCGTGTGGTCTATCTCGACGCCTCGGCACGGTGGCTTTTACGTCTCAGCCGAGCGCCGCAAGGCGATGCCGGAAGCGTGGCTTGTTGCGAGCTTCCATCGGCAAGGCCTCGACGGGTGGTTTGAGGAGGATTGTGACTGGTGCATGATCCCCCTCGCCTTTCCTGAAGAATGGCGCAAATGGCGGGGAGATGCCGCCGAACGCGAGATTGCGGGAGCGCAAAGCACGTTCGACCACTGGATAGCAAGCAAGCTCGTTTGACAACAGTCCAGACGCATCCTTCGGGGTGCGTCTCAGCGGTTGCCATAGTGGAACCGAAAACAGGAGAAAAACTTATGATAACAGTAGCGATTTACATCGTTGATCGGGCCTATGGTGGCTCGGAGGAAGGCGGATGGTGGTACGATTGCGGAGAGCCATCGGACGAGCAATGCAGTTATACGCGAGGCTTCGAAACCGAGGCCGAAGCCCTAAACTATTCTGCCGAGCTTTTGCCTATATGTCATGAGCTAAATGACGGAAGGCCGGACATCGGCCATTCGAACTCGGTCGGTCGCTATCTGCCGATCATTTCAGACGGAAACCCCAAGCCGTTCCCGAGCGAGCGGCCCTATTATTCTTGAGGAGGACAACCCATGCCAAACTGGTGCAGCCACACGGCCACGATAAGCCACAACGATCCTTCAAAGATCGCTGAGCTTATCCAGACATTCTCGGACGGGAACACGTTCGAGCATTTCATCCCATTGCCCAACGGTGATTGGGATTATGATTTTTGCGTCGAGCATTGGGGGACAAAATGGGACATCCGCGAGCCTCAATTTATTCTAGACGGCCCAACGATGGTTGACGTTGCCTTTGCTACCGCATGGGCGCCCCCAATCCCAGTATTCGAGCATATGAAGCAGCTCGGCTACACGGTCAAGGCGGACTATTGGGATGAAGGCGGGTTTTTTGTCGGCATTTGGAACGATGGCGAAAGCCGAGTATTTAGCCCAGACAATGCCCCCGAAGACATGGCCCACCTTGTCGCTCACTTTAATTACCCAGAGGACGACGAGCCAAGCGATCTCGAGGCCGAGGTCGAGGCCGAAAGCGCAACCCACGAAGCAGCAACCAACGCACAATAGGAGGCCTATCATGGGCGCACCCGTGACGCTTGCTTTTTTTAAGAACGACAATTTCAGCTATCAAGACGCAAAAAAGAACGGCGCTGTCTATTCCTTTCAGTTGGATTACGGCGAGGCCCACAAAGGCCTTGCCCAGACCGCTGTTTGGGATGCTCTGGAGATCATTAACGCCGTAAAAACCTGCTACGGCATAAAAGATGAACCGCTGTCTTTTGTCCTATTGGACGATAAACACAACATAATCGACGCGATGTGAAAGGGAAACCATGACAAAAGCAATTCCAATAAATGCAGGGTATGTGGCTTTTAACGGCCACGTTTTTACCGAAGCCGAGGCCAACGCCTACAATCAGGCCTGTCGGGATGCCGAGCGCAGCCCGTCTGACTTTAACTTAGACCAACGTCATCGGGTTTTTGCTTCGATTATCCAGTCAAGGCAGAAAGCCGAGCTTGATCGAGATGAGCGCTATTTGGTGCAAATCTGGCAAGATGGCGAGCTTCTCGACTTTATCCGAACGGATGACGACGATCTGGCTTGGCAGACCTATTCCGAGTTTTGCAATGATTTGCAATTAACGGGAAACAAGGCCTACGTCGAGATTTGGGATATAGATCGCTTACTTGGTGATCGGACGGTTTACAATGACACCGAAGCAGCTTGACACGATCCTGAAGGCCAACGGGGAAACCCGAACGGCCTTTGCCCTACGGATCGGGGTGACGCCCAGAACAGTCCGACGATGGCTTAACGGTCAACACCCGATCCCGCAATGGCTCGAGAACATACTGAAATAAAATTGGCCTCGGCAGTGTTTTTGCTGCCGAGGCCTTTTGCCGTCGAGAAACAGGAGAGCAACCCGACAGCTATTCCATTTTGCCCTTTACAAGCTCCCGAGCCTTTTCAGAACCGAGGAGCGTCAGAACATCATTCCAGTCTGCACCCGTGATATCGGGGACGACGACTTTAACAATTTCATATTTCGCGTTGCTATTCGCTAATTGATACCCTAGCCGATACGCCGCCGCTTGACCAGCAAAACCCTTGTCGTTGTCAGAAAAGATATAGACTTTTCTGACAGGCGTAGGTGGCGACCATTTGACCATCATTGAGGAGCTGATCGAAGCCCATGTCGGTATACCAAAGATCGCATAGGCCGAGATTGCAGTCTCGATGCCCTCCGCGATGCCGAGCGTGTCCTGATACGGGAACAACCGGATTGCTGAGCCGTCAGGGATAGACCCCTGCATCAACATCCTAGCCTTCTCGATAGCGGCCTTGTCGCCGTGCGGTGTGAGATATGTCCGGTGGATCGAGACGGGCTTGTTATCTGGATCGGTCACCTTGGCGATCATGGCCGGATGCTCCGACCGAGTATCAGAATGAAACAGCGCCGGATGGAACCGCAAAGCGCCCGGCACTTCGACCAGTCCCGTCCGACTATGTAAATACTTCTGGACCGGATCACCCTCTGATACGTTGCGAGCCTTCGACCACACTTCGTTCAAAGCCTTGCGCCGCTCGGCGTCATTGATTTCCTTCTTGGTTTCCATCCGCTTTTCGACCTTCCCAACAATATACCCGACCTCGCGCATAGCTTGGCGCATATCCCAACCCTTGACCTTCGTCAGTAAGGTAAACCCAGTCCCTGCGCCACAATGGTTGCAATGGAACGTCCCGAGGCCTTCCTTATCGTCGAAGATGAAACGATCTTTCCCACCACATATAGGACACGGCCCATGCTTTCTCAGGCGCAGCTTCAAGCCAAAATGATCCATCAGGCCTACCCATCGGCCCCGAGCCTCCTCGACGATATTCATTTCCAATTACCATTCGCGGCTTGCTCGGCCTTGCGCTTCCTGATCCACTGATTCTTAACCCAGTTCGTGGTCTTCTTGGATGGCATCGCAGGTATCCGAATGAACGTCTTGTCGGGAAACTCGTGGTACTTGTCCTTATATTGGTGATAGGCCCACCCTTGCTTGTATTTGCGCTCCTCGCAGATGCCGAGCAGCTCCCGATAGAACAGCTCCCTTTCCTCGAACGGCGTCATCACTTCACTGTAAACCTTGTTGCCGCCCCTTCCTGATACTTCGTGCAGCTCGCCATCGGCGTAAAACACATTGGCCCGTGGCATGGTTTCGAACCCACAGGCAGGGCAAACCCGTATTCTGGCAGGTTTCAGGTAGGTGCATTTGGGGCAGACCTTCGGCAGCGGCTCTTGTTTCTCCCGTTTGTCACCGCCTCCCATCTTCTTTTTACCGTCATCCAGATGGCCGTGGTGTATGTCGGTGACAAAACCGAGACGAGCCGTGGTGTCCGAATGATCGAGGATCAGGCAGTCTGACTTGCCCTTGAACATACGCAAGCCTCGACCGACGATCTGGCAGTACAGCATCTCGCTCTTAGTCGGTCTGGCTAGTATCAGACATGATACGAACGGCAGATCGACGCCCGTGGTCATCACGCCGACATTGCAAATGACTTTGTAATCGCCATTGCGGAATTGTTTTGCGAGATCATCGCGCTCGTCGAGTGGAGTTTCCCCGTCCACATAAGCGGAAGGTATTCCCGCCTTGTTGAAACTATCGCAGATATTGGCGGCGTGGGCGCGGTTGACGGCGAAGCAGATCGTCGGCCTGTCTTCCCCGAGCTTGATCCAAGTATCAACAATATCAGCGACCAAAGCGGCCCTGTTCATGGCACTGGCTAGACCCTGTATCTCGTAATCTCCGGCAATAGTCTTGATGCCTTCGAGATCGGGCTTGGATGGGGCATACACCCGAAACTTGCTTAGAAACTCACTGTCGATGAGCTGTTGGGTCGTGGTCCCGATTATTAACTCGTCGTAGAGCTTGCCTAATCCTTTAGTCCAAGGAGTGGCCGACAAGCCAATGATGGGAACATTCTTCCACTCTGGGTCGTCGAACCAGCGCTTGTATATATCAAATACAACGTGAGCCTCGTCGATCATCACCAGATCGGCAGGTGGTATCTTGCGTCGCATCAAGGTTTGGATCGAGCAGATTTGCACCTTCGCGGACGCATCGGTCAGCTCGTGCATACCCTGCATGACGCCGATATCGTGAATCCCGTCCCGCTTGAAGCTCTCAATGGTCTGGGTAATTAGACTGAGAGCGGGGACCGTAAAGATCACCCGCTTGTCGTTGCCAAGGGCAGACCTGATGATAGAAGCGGCGGTGGCAGTCTTACCCGCACCCGTCGGCATCTGAAGCATCAAGCGCTTGTTGCCCTTGGCAATAGAGTTTCGAAGGCTGGCAATAGCAGCCTCCTGATAGTCCCGTAGTTCGTGTTGCATTACAAACCTGCACGTTTGAGGATGCTAAATACTCTTGACTGACTAATCTGGTGTTTCTTGCCTATCTCGGTCTTTGTAAAGCCCTGCTTAAACTGCTGAATGATCTCCTCATTCCTCGCCGTCTTCGCCGTTCTTTCCCGATAAGCAGCTAAACCATTAGACTTACCGGAAGCATGGTAGTTGTTCTTCTTAGGCAATACAACAGGTTTTTGTACAACGTGTGGAATAAATCCTTCTCGCTTTTGTTTGATGATAATGGAATTTAAACCCTCAATAATCGTAATTGCCGTGTTAAGAGTATTCAGCAGCCGAGACAGGAAAGCCTCGTTGTACGGGGGCTTCGTTTTGGTAAGCCTCCGTACATCATCCAAGAAGTAATCCAGACCCGTTTTCATTGCCCTACCATCCCGCAATAACCGTGGGTTGTGCTAAAAATTGGGTTCCAAGAATTTGTTTCAGGGTCTTTTTCGTCTTCGTATTTAATAAGAACCCAGCACCAAGCCATGCACTTGGGGCCAAGGCAATTAGTAAAGACGGGTTGTGGGCAATATTTTTCTTTTGCCTCTTCAGGGGTTATGTAATGCGGATTGATCATGGCTTGTTAAGTTCCTCAAAGTTTAGAGGATATTCTTTGTAATTGGCGATGAAGTTACCCGCCTCAACCAAGGTTTCAAAATCGGCAATCACGTCATAGCGCAACCCAAATTTGTGCCAACGCTTAACTTGGAAAATAACCTTTCCGTTTATTTTATTGCTATTTTCATCATAAGTAGCCGCTTGGTCTACATCAATGACCCACTTCGGGTGTGGGCTAAAGAATTTGATTAGGGTGTATATGAAGTTCATTGGTCCTCTCCATTTTATTGCACTGCACCATTGCAGTAGACACAGTTCCGCTTCCGCTATCCCCCTGTCAGTCAGACAGTGCGGTCTAGGGGAGGTCTTCAGACGCCGTTTACCCGCAGATGCCCTTGATGTCGGTGGGCCAGTCCGTCCCCCTAGCTGAACCATACAGCTATCATTGGGGTGTCTTTGTCTGCGGCTATCCCCTAGCTCGACCAGCGTCGGGGCCGTCGGAATGTCCCACCATCTCCAGTGGGGTAAGTTCCAGCGGCGTCACTCCGGTTTTACGACTCCGGCCCGTCCCTATTCGCGTTGATGGGGTGAATAGTCAAAGCCCCCTCCAGTCTCGACGTGTTGATGCTCAATCAGTTATAGAAATAACTGGGCATTTTACACAATCGTTTCGGGGGCGAACCAGAGGAGATTGTTTGAACAGGCGCGAACACCTACAAATATCTCGTCTGAACCGTTGTCCCGCGAAAGACTGTTTAGTTCAGATAGGCCTCGGGTATAGAGCTGATTGCTCCCCGAGGCTTTCTTATTTTCAAGCTAATATTAAATTTATGGTCTGTCAAGCAGCGGGTGGCCTTCCTGACGCTGCTCTGCTTCGGTCGGCCCAAGGCTGGGAAGCAGCAGAAATCAGCCGCCCCGCTATCCCTATTATAATTTTTGATATAAAATTGACAAGAATTTATTTTATACAACGCCCATCTTTGGCGGGGATAACATCATGTCTAATCCTAAATTGAGCGTAGACGTAATGATTGAAACATTGCGTCTGTTCGAAATGAATAACCGAAGCATTGCCGAATCAGCCCGTCAAATCAATATCAACCCCCACACCTTTTCCCACCGCCTAAGACTGGCAAAAGAAAAGTTCCCAAACGGCCTTCCAGAAGGGCAACATTCTCAGGGACGATGGACATACCCCAGACTAACTGGGATTGAAGCCCCGAACACCACATGGATCATAGGCTCTGACTTGCACGTCTGGAGCGGTGAACCGCCCCTCATTTACAAAGCCTTCGTAGCCGTCGCCAAGAAACTCAAGGTCGACGGCATTATTTTGAATGGTGATATCATTGACGGGGCCAGAGTAAGCCGCCATCCGTCCATCAGAGGCAGCTCGGCGCCCAAGATTGATGTGGAGATCGAGACAGCCAAGAAGTGGCTCAAGATGCTCCCCAATGCCCTACATAAATTATGGACGTTGGGCAATCACGATCTTCGAATCGACAATTACATCGCAGCCAATGCCAGCGAGCTGAGCGACTATATCCTGTCCCTTGCTGAGCATTTCCCCGCTTGGAAGTTCGCTTTTGCCTTTTACCTGAATGAAACCCTAGAAGTCCGGCATCGGTTCAGGGGCGGCATCCACGGGGCTTGGAACAATACTCTGCATAGCGGCGTCAACATAGCCACCGGGCATACCCACCAGTTGCAGGTGACGGCAATGCGGGATCGGCATGGATCGAGATGGGGGATTGAGACTGGGACACTCGCAGACCCGTTCGGGCCACAATTCGAGTATTCTGAAGGTACGCCAAGCCGCGCTCAAATGGGCTTTGCAGTCGTTAGCTTTGATGAAGATGGCATGATGTTCCCACCAGAGCTGTGCGAGATGATTCGTGGTCGCCCCGTCTTCAGAGGCGACCACGTTCTATAACCAAGAGGATTACTCTTCCTCTTCTTCCTCTTCGGACTCTTCTTTCGAATCATCGCTCTCATCTTCAGCTTCTTCTTCGAGTTCGACGAGTTCGCCGTCTTCGTTGATGTAAAGGACTGGAAGCTCGAGAGCTGCTGCCATCTTTTCTACTTCGGCAGCAAGGTCTTCAAAGTCTGCACCGACGGCGGAAACAACCGTGTCGTCCCAATCTTCAATATTGCCTTCGTCGTCATAATAAACTTCGAAGATGGTGTAGAGTTCGTCTTCATTCCAAACGACGCGATAATTGCTTTCCATTTCAGCCACCTCAGGTTCTGGGGTAATCGTAACGGTCGTGATTTCGACCGACCAAGTTGCGTTAAACATTTGTCTATCCTTCTGTTGGAGACGGACAAAATATACCCCAAAACCTGATCTGCCGTATGACAATCACACGTCAATTTCCGGCTCATAACCCATATCCGGCTGGTTCCACCACCTCATATACTTGGCCGCTTCATGGGCATCCTTGGCCGGATACCCTTCTGCGATCAACCATTCTCCGAGGCTTACTGGCTCCGGCTTAGGTAACGGTTTAGGAAAACCGTACTTCCACCCCGATGGGGGGTCGGCCCATGTTGTATAAGATATGGGCGGCGTTAGCCCAGATTGCTCTATGAAGATTTTGAGGCCGGAGACTTCCATCTCTAACCTCCTGATCGATTCTTTGTCCCGAAGTATTTCGTCGGCGTAATCAGAATGGAATTTCGTCATCTATGTTCTCCTGATGACTACTCTGACTAGTCTGACCAGTTTTCTCCTCCTCGGCCTTAAACTGAAGAGAATAGAACGGACCCTTCGATCCCATCTTATGCCACCCAGCAACGCGCATCTTGACGCCACTGATGGTTGCCTCTCCGGTTATGTCGGGGTGGCTGTCTAGTTTCTTGTACTTGTTCTTGGAAATAATCCCGCTGTTGTCGTATTTAGTCATTACCATCCTCTTTCTATGTCGCGGATCATGCGATCCTTGTGGTCGTAAGTCCCAATATCGGGGTCTTCGTAGTTAGAAAGCCTCGATCTCAAGTAGTCAATGTTCTCAGCTGCTGTATCGAGCTTCTTTTTAAGCTCAAAAGTTGATGTCAACAGACGGGAATGTTCCCCGACAAGCTGCCCCAGTGCGTCCCAAAATCCTTTCTCCCAATACTCATTATAGATGTGGCCTTCTGGATAAGGGTTTTCCCTCAAAGATGTACCAATCTTAAAGGCAAAAACACCCTCGGCCTGAACCGTATTTAAACTTTCTTTCAAATCAGCTTCCATCACTCACCCTCCTTCAACGCGAGTGCCACTCTAATTTAATTACGTCATCCCACGCTATGAACCATCCGCCGTCATGGGATACAAATTCAAATTTCCAAAAACTAAATTCCATCACTCCCCTTCCTTCAGTGCGGCTTTTGGAATTTTCAAATTTGCTATCTGCATCATCCGAGCAATTTGATAGCCCATGAATGGCTTCAACGGGCTATAAATAACCAAGCCATCTTGATCTACTAAATTTCTGGCGGCAATAAGAATCCATTCTGCCAATTCTTCAGTGGATTTTGGTTTGTAATCCAACAACATTTCCATTGCTAACCCTTCTCTTGGCTCGCGCATAAACCAATCTTTGTTATCAATCATCATTCACTCTCCTTCATTATTTGTCATTTGCGTTTTCTTCAAATCTGCAATTGTTTTTAATTTCAATTATTCTTGAAGTATCCAACCGATTAAAAAGGTCAAATAAACCACGCTGAATTAAAGCAGCTATAACATCAGATTTACTCCAATCAGAAGCGATGCATATCGCATCTATGTATTGAACGGTCAGATAATCAATTCTAATACTAAATTGCTTGCCCCCAGTGACAGGTTTCAAGTCAACAACAGGATCATTGTTGATTTTATTGGCTAATATTTTAACGTATGAAGGATCGTGCGTTAACGGGTTCATCACTCACCCTCCTTCAGTGCGGCTTTTGCGGTCTTCTGCATTTCTTTCCAAATTTCGTATACGTCACCACCTTCGCAAGACGCAATCCATTGCAGGGCGTACCGCAGCCGTTCAATCTCATCGGCGGCATCGGTAATTGTTTTTGGCATGAGCCGTAACGCTTCCCGCAACCGTTCAAGTTCATTGGCAGCTTTTTGAAACGCATCCCAATAAAGACGGGATTCTTTCCGCAACCGTTCAATCTCAGCATTTTTTTGTTCAATTTCAATTTCAAGCTGTTTGATCGTCTCGTCTTGTGTCCAGTCTTTTGCCATCACCACTGCACCTCCCCAATCACGCCCATAATATCTTTTGCCATATCCAATCGCCCAGCTTGTCTCCCAACAAAATACGCTTCGTTAATCGCTTCTGCTGAAATGCCGTGTTGGTCAATAAAATACTTTGGAACATTACCATCTACGGCTTTCAAGCGTTCGCTTGTCCAATGGGCGGAACTGCATATTTTACGAATGTCGTCTTTTATAAATTTGATCCGCATTTGTAGTTTTTCATAATCAGTTTTCATCACTCACCCTCCTTCAGTGCGGCACGGGCAATTTCGTGCATCTCATCACATTCCATGGACGCGCCTTCTGGCCCGTAGTATTTTACAGCGTCAATTTTCCGCAACGCTTCCCGCAACCGTTCTGGCGTGTCGCACAAAATCGTCCACATTTTAAAATTATCTTCCCGCAGCTTTTCAATTTCATTGGCGGCTTCAACCATCATATCAGCCGCATAACCCGATAATCCATTGGCGTAATCACGCAACCGTTCAACGATGTTCATCACTCAACCTCCTTCAGTGTGGCTAATGTTTCTGGTTTTAAATAAAAATGATCCGCCCTTGAAACATATTGCTCCAAATCCCACAACGCTTCCCGCAACCGTTCAATCTCGTCGGCGGCTTCCTTCCAAGGAACAAACTCTTCATCTGGCAAATCAAATATTGCCATTTGCTCAGGGTTGAATATGCTCAACTCATGTTGGCGTAATATCTTTTCAACGATGTCCATCATTCACCCTCCTTCAACGAAACCATAAATATGCAAAAACTATCCAGAAAACCGTATTGCATATAAATTCAATCGCATGATCTGACATCAATCACCCTCCTTCAGTGCTTTTTCAGCAAGACCAACTGCCATTGCCAGAACAGTCCATGTCACGCCTTCATTAGATGTTTGGGGCGTAGGTATGTCTTCATGCTCAATGTCTGCAATTTGTTGCAATACACCGCGCAACCGTTCAATCGCGCTTTTTGCATCACGGGATAACTGATCTTTGCCATTGAACCGCAGATGTTCATCTAACCGTTCTACAATATCCATCACTCACCCTCCTTTTTCATGGACGAAAGGATGCGTTCTATATCCGCTTTTAACCTTTCGTTCTCCCTCCTGACTGGGCCAACCCACGCCAATGTGTTCTCAAGCTGCATCTCGAGCTTAGCTATTTGCTTCCGCAGCTCGATGATATGGTCAATCGTTACAGGATCAGCGTAACGGCTGTCGGACATTAGGCTTTTGGATTGGAATCCAGTCATTTCACTATCACCTCGATCTTGATGCCATAGAACAATTCTGCCGCCTTTTTCCTCAATCGGTATGCGGCGTCCTTGACTGTACCACTGGATTTCAACTCTTCGATTACACATTGGCCGTCCCTCATGTACTTAAAGTCAGCCGTGTAGGTGCAGTAGTGTATACCATTGATAGATACCTTAAATTCCGGCTGAAGCTCTAAATCGGATATTATTCCCGCTCGGGAATGTAGTTTTAGCTCGGCGTATCGATTCATCTCTTTTTTAGATGCAAAGACAATACCGTCCAAAGTCCGCTCTTGGACCGGAGACACCTTATATCTATTTTTATTTTTTTCCATTGACAAGCCCCCTTGCAAAAAATTTTTTACTGATCTATCTGTTGATTGTCGCGCTGTGCGACTGGGAGAAAATGACATGGCCACATCTATCTTTAATGACATAAACCATTTGACTATCATGTTTTCTTACTCGCCAGAGGCGGGTAAGACCATCATGAATATCCTAATCGATACCAACCCCCGTGTCCCGGGACAAGCCGTCATGCACGAGGAAGTAGCCCTCATGTATCGCGGGATGCCGTCCGACCTGCGTAAAATGTTGAAGGCAGAGTTGGCTCACTTTATGGATGGTGAAGATGAATGAGATCATTCAAGGCCACGAGCTGGGCATCATCGTTGCCCTTATGTGGATCATCGCGCTGCTGTCGCTGTTCCATATTGTTGTTTTCTTTAAGTTTCTCCTGAAAGGGGCGGTGCGGCGCCTTGCTGGAGAAAGCAAATACCCCAACCAATACGAAGACCCTAACCACTTTGGGAGCCACTAATGAATGACGTATTGATCGATCTTGGCCTGACGACGGGCCAGAAAGAGTTCCGCAAAAGGATTATTGGCGGATCAGATGCCAATATCCTTATGTCTGGAAACGATGAACGCATCCTACAGCTCTGGAAAGAGAAGCGGGGTGAGACTGAAGGTGAAGATCTATCTGATGTTCTCCAAGTTCAGCTCGGCAGCTGGACGGAAGCGTTTAACCGCTCTTGGTTTACCAAGAAAACAAAGCGTACCGTCACCAATGCAGGGGACCAGATGATTTGTCTGGACTACCCCTTCATGGGCTGCACCCTTGATGGCCTGACCGACAACAAGACAGTCCTCTGGGAAGCCAAGCACGTCTCGGCCTTCTTCAAGGATGAGGAAGTTCTGGAGAAATACATTCCCCAGTTAACCCACAACATGATCGTCTGCGGTCTGGGAGCAGCCACGCTCTCGGTAATCTTTGGCAACCATCGGTACGAAGCCTTTGATATCATGTTGGATGATGATTACGCCGCTGAACTGATTGAGATGGAGCAGCGCTTCTGGGAATGTGTCCAGAATGGCATTGCCCCTGTCATCGTTGCTCAGAAATATACTGGCCCTGTCGACCGCAAGGTGGACATGACTGGGAACAACGTGTGGGCATCGGCTGCTGCTGAATTCCTGAAGAACCAAGCTGCGGCCAAGCTGTTTGAGACTGCGAAAGCTGAACTGAAAGAAATGGTCCCCGTTGATGCTGTCGAAGCATTTGGCCATGGGATCGCCATCAAACGGTCCAAGACTGGATCACTAACCATTAAGGAGTCAAAATGAGAACGTCTGATAACATTGATGCCATCTCAGCTGCGCTTGCCAAGGTGCAGGGCGAAGTTGCCAACCCAGTATTTAACAAGACCAACCCGCACTTCAAATCATCCTATGCAGATTTGGCGTCGGTTCTCAATGCCGTTCGCCCTGCGCTGTCCAAGCATGGCATTGCAATTATGCAGATGACCAATCTGGAGGAGGCGGGTGTCGTTCTATATACGCGCTTGACACACTCCAGTGGACAATGGATCGAGTCGGTTTACCCAGTCACGACATCGAGCAAGCACCAAGAGATCGCTTCTTCTTTGACCTACGCCAAGCGACTAAGTTTGTCGGCAATTGTCGGAGTTGCTGGTGAGGATGATGACGATGGCAATGCGGCCAACACGGTCCCTGCAAAGGCTGCGAACGTAACCACGATTGCCAAGAAGTCTGAAGTCAAAGCTACCCTCATCGGGGAGGAGGCTCAAAAGGCCATCGAGGAAATGTCGGAGGCTCTCAACTCATGTGCGTCAAAGACTGATTTACAGGGATGGGCAACCAAGTACTCCGCCGTTAAGAACCGCCTATCTGCCGAAGACCAGATGACGGTGACGAAGGCGTTCCAGTCTGCCCAAGAGCGCTTAAGAGCTTCTTAATGTCTGTAGCAATCCATGTCAGGCGTAGTGGGGACAAGCTCGTTCCCATTACCGAGTGGGATCGGGAGCAGCTTCTGGATGTGCCGGAAGGCAAAGACTTATCCATCAAGCTCTCCCGTACCCGCAGCGCCAGACAACACAGATTGTTTTGGTCATTGATGCAGATCGTGGTGGACAACCATCCATACTATCTCAGACCGGAGCAGCTGGTTGAATGGTTAAAGCTGCGCCTTGGGTACGTCGAGGAAATCATGTTCCATAATGGCGAGATGATGACGAAGCTATCGTCGATCAGCTTTACATCGATGGGACAGATTGAGTTCCAAGAGTTCTTTAACAAAGCGCTCTACGTCATCGCAACTGAAGTCGCCCTGACTAGCGAGGAAGGTCTTATCGCTGAGTTGGAGCGCGTATTAGGGGAGAAGGCAGAGTCATGGTTAAAATAACAAGTAACCGCCCTTGGTTGCTGGAAGAGCGGCAGCAGTGCATCGAGATGGCTAATGCAGGGTTTTCTGGAAGCGAGATAGCCGCCAAGCTGGATCGTCCGAGAAACGCTGTCATCGGCTTGCTTCACCGAGCTGGTGTACCTCTTCTCGGTCATCTGAGAAACAAAGATGTACCGAAAAAGGTACAGGTTCCAAAACCAAGGATCATCGTCCGGGCTAAAACTCCTAAGCCTAAAGTCGTAGCACCTTACGTTCCAGAGCCTGAGCAGCCGCTGCCGGACATAAAACCCATCGTTCGGAGTGAGTACGGCCCGACATCTTTTACCGATGGAAGGTATGACCAATGCCAATGGGTCAGCCATGTAGCCACAAATGACAGGCCAGCCATTATCTGCGGTCAAGCTGTCAAGAAAATTGGGTGCCGTTGGTGCGCTGAGCATTACGACATCGTTTACATTCCACGATCGGCTCACAAGCGGGTCATCGGTGCAATGGAATACGGGTGGAAAGGACCGTCAGCAAGGAAATGATTAAAGTAGAGGACATGGGTACGACGAAGCGGGGCAATCTTTCGCAACGTCGTAAGTTAGCAATCTGGGAGAGAGAACACGGAAAATGTATGGAATGTGGGGTAAAATTAATGACTGGTGGGTTTATTTACGAACACGTCAGGGCGCTGGAGCTGGGGGGAACAGACACGGACGACAATATCCGGCTTACCTGCAAGCCGTGCGCAACCTCCAAGACGAAGATAGATCATCAAACAGCGGGGAAGGCGAAAAGAAAGAAAGCAAGCTACTTGGGATTGAAGGAGTCCCGTACACCATTGCCATTAGGCAAGAACTCAAAGTGGAAGAAGAAGCTCAATGGACAGGTCGTCCTGAGAAACAGTGGAGAATGACAATGAATAAAGGCCAAATGCAGACAGCTCTTACCAAGGTGTCCGATACGTTCGCTAAGCTCGATGAGTACAACTTCAAAGACTTGTTGGGCAATACGGCTGTGTTCGCCAATATGAAGCTGGAGAACCCAGTGGATGAATGGAGCCTTGCGATCATCATGTCGGCTTTCGCAGATGCGAAGACCAGCATTATGCCTGAAAGGGTCGAAGCCTATCGGGAGTCCATCATGTGGACGGCTATCGCTGCCGACCTGAAGGAAGAGAAGCGCAATCAGATGCCTCGCGTCAACACGGCAATCGAGGCTGCGCTAAGCAATTACAACCCGGCATTGAACACGCCACCATTTACGGAACAAAACTAATGAGCAAGCTAAAGATTGGAGAAGTAATTTCCACCATAACGGGCGATGAGTCGTACTCGGTAATGATCGACTGGATGCGTCTAAAGCATCGGTACGGTGACAGCTGGTTCTTTTCGACCGACCCCGAGCTTTTGGACATCTTGAAGTGCAGAAGCAAAGCCAACGTCTCGGCCAAGCTGCAAAAACTTCATCTCATGGGATGGGCAAGCAGAAGCCTACCCAGTGATAAACGGGAAGGCTCCGGCAGTGTGCCGTACAAGTACAACGTAGGTAAGTAAGGAATGACCCCCAGATTAACGTCTGGGGGTTTTCTCTACGAGGCTGGACAGTGGGCCTCGAGCTGGCGTCGGCTGAAGTGCAGACATATCCCGACCAGCATTGACCATCACATCATTCATCTGCTTATCAAGACGATCCATCTGCTGCTGCCTCATCAGTGGTGGCAGTTTAGGATTGTCCTTAACCTGCATCCGTTGCTGGCGTAGGTCTTTCAGCTCTTTATCGGCTGCTCTCATGGAGATGACAGGATCGCTATTGCTCCATGTAATCTTGCCATTCGACTCGGTTGCTCCCAGATCGTACAAAATCTTATCCATGACCTTGTAGTTTTGTGTCGTTGGGTTCTTCTGATAGTCAGCCACTGCCTTACGAGCCTCGTTCTCCCTTTGAGAAACAATGTCGTGCAGCTCGTAATAACGCTGGCTGGAGTCAAACTTGGATGGAGCAAAGCCCTTCACAAGCGGCGTATCCTCGGTCGGGCTTGGGATGCCAGTCATCAGGTTAGCCACATATTGATACAGGCTCGTGGCGGAACGACCAGCTCCACCGACAACAAAATCATAGAGATGCTGGACATCATCTGGATACACATCGATTGCACCCGGCTGAGCTGCGTTACCGCCCGTCGCGTTGTTGAGCCAACGGGTAAACTCCGAAAACGGAACGCTCGTGTTCTTGCTCTCCTGATACGAGCGAGGCGTACCCTTAGTGAATTGCGTCTCTGGCGGGTGAACGGGGCTACCAGTCCATTTCTGATTGTAATACAGATCGACAAGCGGCTGCACGACCGATGGTGCAATCATTTGTGCAAGCGGACCGGATGCAATCGGCATGGCTGACCAGAACATACCAGATGCTGCATTGGCCGCTGTATCAGCTGGAGTTGCCTGACCTGCAAGCAAAGCAGCCAGCTTCTCACCAAGGTAGAACGGAATGTTAAGCTGGGCGCCGATAGGGATTTTGATATAATCCTTTTCGCCCGGACCTGTCTTGATAATGAGATTGCCCTGCTTTTCCCATTCAGGGATATTCATATAATTCTTGCGGCCCTTCTTCATCTTGTCATCGTCGGATACCATCAGATTCCGAAGGCCATTGGCAAAACCAATACCGACAAGAGCGGCTGCTACACGCTGGCCACGCTTGGACCTGAGCAAGTTAGCCCATGTGAAGCCCGGCTGTAGAGCTGCATTGAAGAACCACTTATAGGCATTTGCATAGCTGGTGTATTTGCCACGACGACGGAAGTTAACCGTAGCGTCGAGCGCCATCAGTGCTGATTTCTCGTCCGAGTAACCAGACTTCTTAGCTGCCATATAGACAGCCATACGGGTTGCTTCTTCCAATGGAGCGTTCAACTTCTCCATTGCATTTGGAATGGCCGTCAAGACCTTCCAGATTGCAGACCGAGCCTTGGCTGGAAGAGTACGCCATGTAATCGGGTCAGCTTTGCCGGAGATGGCTTGCATATCACGGGCGATCTGCTCGATGTCTCCACCACGGTAATAGCTGATACGTCCACCGTTCTGGCGCCATTCGTCAAAAATTGCCTGTTGAGCTGGCGTCATCTTGCCGATGCTATGACGAATAGCGGTCATAAGAGCGGGGAAATAGCTTGTGGCAAAGTTGGCAGCGACCTTTGGGTCTTTGATGTAGGTGTAGGTCAGAGCATCCAGAACGTCGCGTGATACGTTCTTTGCCATGAAGTCTAGGTTCTTGCCTGTCTGGAGCTGAGAATAGAAATGGTTCAGCTCGTTAAACTTCTGCAAGAATTGTGGCATCTGGTTAAGGCCAACACGTTTGAAGGCCTCTGCCATCGCATCGTTGTTCAACCGAATGTAGTACGGCATACCACCGATCTTGGCGATGACCGTGCTTGGCGTGACCATACCTTCTACGTTGTACGTTACATATCCATCATCACCGATGACCTTTTTCAAGACTGGTTTGTTAACCACCCATAGGTCTGGGTTTGGATAAGACTTAGCCAAACGATAAAGCGCCTTGGCTACGTTGTTCTTCTCAATGCGATAGATGCCTTCCTGAGCGCGGAGGATGGTATTCATCAATGGATTGTCTGGGATCGACGTGCGGCCAGTCGCAGCTCGCCACTCGCTCGGGGAAACGCTGATCCCCTTGCCCAAATTCATGCCATTGTAGCCGGACGTGCGATCTTCCGATGCCTCACGTTCAGCAAAACCAAACAATGGAACGTAGCGAGGCGCTGCTGCCTTGAGAGCATCTGCATCGGCTTGGGAGATAAGACCATTGTCTACGCGGCGTTGCATATCCCGATCACGGATTGCATAGACATCCTGAGCCAGCTCTTCCAGCTCTTTTGCCTTTGGACCGTTTTGATACTTATCCAGCATCTCTCTTGCGGTCTGGTTCATAAGACCAGAGCCGCCGTCCGGCAGCTTTGGATTACGAGCCGCAATCTCGGCGTTTCTTTCAAGAGCATGATGAGCAAGGAGATAGCCACCAAGCTCATCCTTGGTGACGCCGTACTCTTTCATCTTCTTGAACAAAGGATCGACTTCGTTTTTCTGGATGTCATACATTCCTTCCGACACACGACCGGGAAGGAGATTGGTTTTCATATAGACATCTAGGCTGTCAGGAAGAGGCGCACCGCTGCTACGCTGGATAGCTTCCTGTACCTTGCGCTGGTACACGAACTCATCCTGAATGGCGCGGCGGAACTGCCCAAAGAGGCCTTCCTTCGGCTCTTCAAAGGATTTAACGACAGCATTTTGCTGCTTCGGACCCATGCCATTGGCTTGGTTCATCCGATTCATCTCATCGATAGAATCCTGATCGAACGAATTATGCGATGCGTCCGTAACTGGCTCTTCGGGTTCCTCCCCAGCAGTCATCTCGGCAGCGTCAAACATACTCTCTGATTCGTTTATGCGACGGTCCAAATAGTCCTTAATTGACTTGCGAGCCTTGCCCTGCATACCAGCCAATGACTGATAGAGACGCTTCAAGCCATCAGCGATGCGACCAAAGAACTTCCCGATGACAGACTGAGGACGCTCTTCAGACACCATGTATTTGGAAACCTGATCAGCGAAATACTCGCTAAACGAACGCCAATATGGAGTAAGGACTTCTGAAGCAGGTAAAGGTTTTGTGTGAGGGGTGATTTTTTGAAGTTTCCCAACAACATGAGCGCGAAGAGCTTTAACGTATTGCTCTACGTTGCTTGCCTTATGTTCTTTAAGAAACTGCTTGTAATCTTTAATAATCGCTTCTTTTTCTTCTGGCGAAGCGCGTTCGAACACTTCTTTTTCAAAAGTGTGGCCCAGCTCATGTGCAAGAATTTCGAGATTGAATGATTTTCTTGGATGCAATTTTAATGTGATAATAGACGTTCTTGTGGACGGGAACCATGTCCTCAATCCATTGGCAGTCTTTAGTGGTCTAGATATTGCTCTTTGATTGTAAGGTCTTAAGTCAAAATTCTTTACATCCTTATCAAGCATAAGGTGAATCTTGCCCTTCAATCCGAGCATATTGGCCCAGTCTTTTAGGACATTGAAATACTCTTCAGGCATATTGGGAGACTTGGAGAATTGATCCGGTCCCNCCATCCAGCTCTTATAGCTTGTAGGCATTTGTATTGGAGCTGGGGGTTCTGGAGCAGCTGGAGCCTTGGGTTGCTCCTTCAGCAAATCCATCATGTCCTTTTGCTTGGCTTCATCACCAAACAAACCACCGGGTTCTTTCTGCTCTACCTTTGGCTTTAGACCCTTCTCGGCGCCACGTTGAGCCTGTTCTTTCTCACTGATCTTTTCAGCTCCGGGGATAACAGTCTGCGGCTTGCCTTCAGCGCCAACTTCTACAGTCGGCTGAAGTCCGGCTTTAATAGCTTCTGTTGGATCAGGGCCAATAAGGACACGCTGCTGAACACCATCAACAGTGCGAACAGGTTCAAACCCCAACTTGTCGAGGAGCGCCTTGTTCTTAACAAGGTCGCCTTTGACGACATGATCCATGAAAACGTCGTTACCAAGAACCTCTTTTATGTCTCTTCCGTCTGGCATCGTGGAATGATTACGAGGAGGATCAAGCTCACCAGAGCGGTCCATGCGCTGGACGGTGACACTCCATGAACCATTCTTGTCTGGAGGGTTGTAAGATACAACCTTATCTTTACCGCCATAACCATTAACGATTCGGCCCGGCGTGAAATACCGAGAAAGTAAACTGTAATTCTTTTTAATTTGCAGCTTAGGCGAGAGCTTAACCTTCTTTTGCTCTATAAATAACCCAGTGCCGGGGATTTCCTTGCCCTTATTGGCCTTAGCTTCCCTTTCAGCAAGATGCTCTTTGATCCAATAGTTTAGCTCGGTTCTGTTGTTAATCCTCTTAACAAGATTACCTTCTTCGGGAGTACGAATAAATAGATGCGTCCCTGATGGGTAATTATAGTTTTTTTGATTTTTGGATAATGAAACTTCATATCCACTGCCTAGCTTATCATCTAAAATTTTCTGAGCTTCATCCTTTGTTAATCCACCTCCGGGAAGATTCTTTTCCTCTTCAGCAGTTAAGCCCTTACCTTCAGTATCAAAACCATTTAAGAAGCCTTTAGGCTCAATCCTTTCAGGGCGAGCTTCCTCGACAGGCTTGCCGCGTCCTTCAGGCTCTTCTTTTGCTGTGGGCTGCTCGACTGGTTTGCCTTCCTCTCTAGGAGTTGGGCCAGCCTCCGGTGTTGGTCGCTGCTCAGTTTCATGGGGAGCCTCTTCTTCCTTATCGATACGATGTTGCTCAACTGTGTTCCAGAAATCTTCGCCCGTCAGGTCACGGATCGAATCGCCATCGTCGGGCAATAGCTCAGCGACACGGCCCATATGCGCAAGCTCAAGTGCTTGCAGTGGGTCTTTCTCACCACGAAGCATTGCCATACCTGCGTCACGGACAAGCTCGTCACTGGCGGTGTGATCCATGTCTTTAAGAAGATCACGGATCTCATCTTCATATTGGTTAAGACGATATTGCTCCTCGTCAGTCAGGCCTTCGGACTGACGTTGGGCAACTGCCTCATTAAAATTCCGTTTGGAAGCAAGGTCATCAAGAATCTTATCAACCATGTCTTTGGTGACGCCGCCTTGATTTTCTAGAACCTGATCTCTCCATTCAGGATAGAAGCCTTCTTCGACAGCTCGGGTAACAAAATCTTCTAAGGTTGCACCAGACTTGTTGTTGACGATGCCGGGTATTTTGTGAAGATCACGCGCCCGTAGCTCTCCGCGATGGGCATCACCTTCGTTTAATCCACCCAATGAGCGGACAAGGGAGAACAATGTCCTTGGCTTTTCAGCTGGCACTGCCTTCTGACGTGGAGCCTTTGGCGCCTTTGGAGCCTCTGGTGCTGGAGCTGGAGGTTGTTCAGCGACCACAGGCTCAGGTGTAGGCTCAGGCGCAGGTTTTGGCTCAGCCGCCATCTTAGGCGCTTCTGGAGGAAGTGGGTTCGCATTAGCCTTAATAGGCGTCTTGCTTAACTGCTCAAGAAACTGTTCTTTGGTAATCTCTTTATTGACGAATTTAGTAAAGAGATCAGCAAGAACAGGGTCTTTAAGCCTTTCCAGCATTTCGTTTGGCCGAACAGTGTTGCTGCGTCTGTCCGTATCTTTTTCAGACGTAAATTTGGCTGGCTCGCCAAGCAGCTTATTCCGTCCCATACCAATACTGTTGTATTCTTTATAGGTATCAAAACGGAAATGAGCTTCACCAGCCGTATTGGGGAATAATGTAAATCCGTTGTTTGGCTCATACCTATTCGGGCCTATGATGTCGCCATAGGTTTTAGGTTCGGATGGTTCTGCGGCTTTTGGTGCTGGAGCTGGCTCTGGTTGAGGCGCAGGTTCTGGTGCAGCAGCTTCTGGCTCCGCAGCCGCTTCCTTCATTGCCTCAATAGGGCTTACGCCTTCTGCGACAAGCTCCGTTCCTTTAGTTGCTGGTGGAGTTTCTGGCGGAATAGGAGCAGCAGCTTCTGGCGTAGTTGGTTTACCTGATAAAGTTGCACGATCTTCATCCGTTAAGTCAGCGGGTTTCGTTTTAGCTTTCTTGGCCAACTCTGCTTCAGCAGTACGTTCTGTCGGAGACATCGCCATGATGTCTTCCATGTCATAGCCAGCGCCTTTCAAGATTTTTGCGGTAGGCTCGTCAACAGTGGCCCCGGGAGGGGGAGGTGCAGCTCCCGCCTCCCGTGCCTCGACCGACTCATCAGGGGAGGGCTGTGGGCCGGGAGCTGGTTCTTCTCCAGTCTTGAAAACTGGTTCACCCAGATTATCAAGCTCTTTGCGTTTTGCTTGGAGATAAAGATCGTCTGCTTCAGATAGGCCAGCCTTGTTGACCTGATCGCCACCTACCTGACGGAACAATTCAGCCTTCTGAGCAGCTTCTTCAGGCGTCATCTTGGCCACACGATCCAACGCTTCTTCGCGGGTCATGCGTCCAGATTTGATATCATCCTCAAAGCCAGCAACAAGGTGAGCATCATCGCGTGGGTTAAAGTTAGCTCTGTAGTTAAATTGGTCAACAGTTGGACCGGGTTGAGGAGCAGCAGCCTCTGGTCCAGCACTGGGCTTTGCACCACTGGGTCCACCGGGTGGTGGTGGAGCTGCACCTGCACCGGGAGGAGGAGCTGCGCCGGGGGCTTGCGGTTGTGCCGGAGCCGGAGCCTGACGCTCTGGAAGAAGATGACGAGCCTCGAATGGAATGGATGTAATGATGCCCTGAGCCACCATGTTGGCAATCTCAGATGGTTTTAGACCTTCGAGATGGACCAGAACGGGCTTACCATCAGCATCAACAACGGGCTGACCCGTCTGCGGGTCGAGTTTGTTAACCGTCGTGATCTTGTTTTCGATGATGCCTTGGGCCACTTGGAGCGGGGTGTATCCAAACAATACGTTTCTTACGCTTTGTCCAAGGGTGTTTCCACCGGGAATAATACCCATTGCCGCATTGAAAGTACCAGAAACCGTGCCGTGCATCTTGGCCGCAGCATCGATCTCGTCTTTGTACTTTTCATAGACAGCTTGGAATTTCTTTGGGTCATTTATGTCACCACCGCGCTTCACCGTCTCTTCAATCAGAGCATTGGCATAAGCCTGACCAGCAGCATATAGACCGCCTGTCGCCGGAGCAGCAGGTCCACCAGCGACGGTTGCCAACACTTGCGGCGCCGACTCAACCATTGTGGATGTAAAGCCTTGCGCTGCACCAAGAGGATCAGCCTTGATTGCATCGTAAGTACCAGTAATCCACCCTTTGATACCGCCAGCTTGTGTAGCTTGCTCATACTTCTTGCTAAAGTCCGTCTTGGGCTGAGCTTTGATCTCAGCTTCTGTCTTGGCAAGAGCGGCCAACGGAGCAGCGATCTGGGGCTGCAATAGACCAGTCTTCTTGTCAAACTCATCGGCTTTGGCTTGCAGACGATCAATCTCTTCTTGAGACGCGCCGCTGGCTTTGGCAATGTTGATAGCCTTTTGAATTTCACCACGAAGTTGTGCAGCGCGGGATTCTTCGGCAGCAACACCCAAAGCCTGTATTTGCTTCTTGACTTCCAATCCGCCGGGGATTGCCTCTGCAAATCCGGGTTCATTTCCGGTCGGAGGAGTTGCTGGAGCGCCGCCAAATCCAATGCCGGGCATGACTGGGGCAGATGGAGCATTACCTGTCAGTGCAGCAGCGGATGGGACAATAGACGCTTGAAGCGGAGATGTTACTGGAGCTTCGCCCAGATTGGCTGGACGAGGAATTGGCAGCGGGATATCAGCTGGCCGAGGCTCTGGCATTGGTGCATTAGGCGCAGGTGTGCCTTGGAGCGGAGGCAAATTAAGCTCTTGCTCATCAGGAGGACCAGCCTGTTCAAAAGGATCAAAATCAACAGGGGCGCCTAGCTTGGCTTCTGCTGTTGGTTGTGATTTGAAGGGGTCATAATCTACAGCTGCACCAAGTTTAGCCATTATTCAACCACCGGATAGTGTTTCCCATCCTTGACAACATACCACTTTCCGTCGGGCGCGTAAGTAGCTGTTAAATTATCTTTTCCAACTTTTACCTGTTTCGTTGAACCAACCGTAGGTGCTTCAGCTTGATCGGGCTGATCAGGTTGTTGCGCTGGCTTTTGCTTTGGTGCGGCTGGAGCAGCTGGTTGTACTGGAGCTTCTGGCTGACCTGCTTTTGGTGTGGTTCCATTCCACCAGTTAGAAATGGTGTCCAAAATCCCCGGAGAAGACGTATCTGGAGCTGGGGCCGGAGCTGGAGGCGTTGAGCTTGATCCGGGAACCACGCCAGCAGCTTGTGATAGCCTGTCCTGATGGAATTTAATAAGACCTTTAAGCCTATCAATCTCTGCCGGATCGGGATTGTCACTTGCCATTTCACGGCGTAATTGTGCGTTCCATCCATCGATGTTTTGTTGTGTACGCTTAATATCAAGTGCGTTCATATCGCCAGAACCAAGGGCATCGGCTCTTGATCCGTAATAGTCACCACGGGCCTGATAGTATGGAGCTTCCATTGCAAGACGAGCCTGAGCGTTCTTCAGTGTTGCAATCTTTTCCAGATTGGTCATCTGGGCTTGCTTCATCTGGGCTAATGGACCAGCGACTGCACCAGCTGCATTAGAGATGCTTTCTCCAAAACCACCCGTTTTGGTTGGTGCAAGTAGCCCTTGTGCAAGGCTAAGCATCGTCGGATCGACGTTAGCCAAAACACCTTGAGGCTTGTAATTGGCATTAGCTTGTTGCAAAGCCCCGATCATCTGATCGTTAGCGGCCATTGCATTTCCAAAATAGTCGGGTGTATCAGCCATGATTACTTCCTCTTACGACCGCGTGTGGACCGACGATTTGGGTTGCGCTTCTCCTCAACCTTACCGCCTTCAGCAAATACCTTAAAGGCATTACCAAGAGCAGCTGCACCAGCAATTTGCGACAATGGTGATGGTTGGTAAGTATTTGCCGGACCAGTGGCAGACGTAGAGGTATCCGTTCCATACGGCAAGCCACGAATCAGCGAGTTCATCATCGAGAGCTGTTGCATCGGATACTGACGCTGAGCCAAGAAATCCTGATAAGCAAGATCGAGATTCTTCTGGTCTTGCGTCTGCTGTGTCTGCCCCGTTGCTTCGAGAGCCGATAGATCACGGAGGCCCATCGTCTGGCCAAGATTTGCAGTCTGACCCATTTGGTTGGCGGCTGCGAGCTGCGTCTGAGCGCCCTGCGTTGCAAGGTTGCCAGCCGTCTGACCGAGGCCAGCCTGACGAGCAAGGTCCGCCTGAGCTGCCGTCATTGCCTGACCGTAGCCTTGGTTGAGGGCATTTGCCTGTGCAGCCAATGCGCTTTCCTGTGTATCGCGGAGGGCATTACCAACCGCCGTCTGCATTGGAGCAGAGCCAAACTGACCAGCACGAATGAAGTTAGAGTTGATCGCTGGCATCAGGTTTTCTTGGAGATTACGTCCAGCCAACTGCCCAATACGATTTACAACCGCATCGTTGTATGGGTTCATGTATTGATTGATGACCGACGGAGCAGATTGAGCAGCCGTGTTCAAATAAGACTGGGCCGTGCCAAGCGGGTTGACTTGGCCAGCTTCGGTCGTCAGGTTCAAGGCATTGTTGATATTGGGCTGATATTGGCCCTGCATGGCTTCGGTGCCAGCAAATGCTTGCTGCTGTGGTTGAGTAAACTCTGCCAGACGAGGACCGCCGTATGACTGATAGGGTTCTGCGGCAACCGCATTAGCCTTACTCAACAGGCCTTGCGTGTAATCCGACATGAATTGCGGAATACCCGTGGTGGAGGTGCCGTAGGTCGTCGTCGATGGAGGCGGCGAACCTTGGAAAAGAAAATCTAGAACGCCCATTATTTTGATCCTCTAATATACGACAACGGAGCTTTGGCATCTGGAGCAAATTTGCCCTTCGACAAAGCCCCACCTTTTTGTTTACGAATAGCTTCTCTCATCTGATCGAGCTTCTTTGCGCCAGCATCTGATGAACCGTCCCCAAGCATTGAGACAGTCTGGGCGTCAATAACATATTCCCCGTCCGATAATTTGGCTGGGATGCTGTCAGATGTCCCTGTTCCGCCGCCCTTGACGTAGGTTCCTTGAGCTGCGGCCACAGTTGGAAGTTGGTTGTCTTTAAAGAATTGCTTCTCTGATCCATAGCCGTACCGAGTGGTTACTTCTGGATTGGTCTGAGTCCGGTCAAAAGTGACGTTCGAAAGCGTCTTTTTGTTTTGGTCATTGGTCTGGCCAGCCATTTGAGGAGCCGCCTGATCCGATTTGGATGCGCCACCGATAGCAGCTGCTGCCAAGAGCAATGGAGCCGCTTTCATAAGTGATGAGGTTGTCGAGGCCGCTCCAGCTGGAGAGCTGCTGCCACCACCAAAGCCTGAAAGGTTAGGGCTTACTGCTGGAGTAGCCGCTGCGGTTGCTGCTTTTGCTGCGCCGGGAAACATATTGAGGCCAGACAATGCGCCACCAGTTCCAGTAAGACCGAGAGCGCTAAGCACAGATGGAGAAAGACCACCGACGACAGCGCCCGTTCCGATGTCATTACCCGTCAAGGCATTGATACCTGCGCCAGTTGCTGCACTGCCAAGCGCACTGGTCAAAGCTGCGGGAAGAGCGTTTCCGGTAACGCTGCCGATAGCATCACCGACCGCACTACCAATGCCGGGAGCGATGACATTCGCTGCAACCGGAAGAAGGTAATCCCAGAACGAAAACTCAGGCAAACCCGTATTGGGATTCGTTCCGCCTCCGAAATGTTTTTGGAGCCACTTAAACTCGATAGGGTTAACATGGACGAGCATGGTGTCTCCACCACGGCCAGCTTCCCTTACTTCCTCGGCCTTAGCTGCCAATCCACCCTTGGCATACTGACGAGGAGGGGTAAAATTGAGATAAACTGGACGGAGATTTTGTGCCATCATGGTATCACCTGTAGAAATCTCTCAGCCCAATCACGCCAATCTTGATACTGGTATGGGATTGGCGCAACGCTTTGCCATTGTTGATTGATAAGAATAACACCCGTTGCCCAATATTGCCAGTTCTCGGGCTTATCTAATTTGCCCACATCGCCATAAGTATTGAGCATCGGCGTCATCTTATCCGCCCACTCCATTACTTCCATGCCTCTTGGGTCAATGGCGATCATGATGACTGCACCGCTCCAAGCAATGTGCCGTCCGCTGGCTCGACGTGAGCCAAGCAAAGACCCATCTGATAATCCCCACCAACCACGTTACTGCGGAATTTAAACCGCATTTCACGGCGGATGGTCTTGAAAAACACCACCTGCTCTGGGGGCGACGTGATGCTTTGAACGTCTGGGTACATCATTTCCTCAGACGTAATCTCAGCGGAGCGAGCATTGGATCGACCAGCAATCGATACGGTCATTGGGCCGGATTGCACAAAGTCAGGCTCGATTAGGGTGACACGGAGGCTTTTGTTCTGGGATTGCTCAGCAGCCGCTACCGAAATGTCGCCCGTTTCAAAATAGCTTTCGATTGGATTAACGGTCGACCCATTCAGCTCATCCACACCATATTCATGCTGCCAGAGGCTGTAGCCCGTCAAAGAGGCAACATTGATCGTGAATCCTGTTCCGGTCCCACCAATCAGAGCCGAGGAAACCGTCAGAACATCCCCGACCGAGTACCCAGTACCCCCGGAAACAAGGGTTACGCTGGTGACAGCGTTGCCCGAAACAGTAACATTGAACGTGGCGCCCGAGCCATTAATGCTGGACGTGTTGATCGTGGCCACATTGTAATATGTGCCGTTGGTGTAGGTTGATCCGCCGACGAGCGTTCCCAAAGTTGAGACAGCATTATCGGTCGTTACACCCATCATTAGGGGGTACTGAAATACCCTAGCAAACTGGCCATTGCTCCGACCACCATTAGGTAGAACAGTGTCGTACCAAGTTTGTTCACGAACATTATAAATGACAGCACGATCACACTCCGTTGAGTCTCCAGAGGGGTAACACCACCATATTTCGCCAAAACGGGGAACCTTGGTAGCAAACACCTTTTGGCGTTGAGCATAATTCAGGTTGTCGAAAAAGAAGTTAAGGTTGAGGTTATTGGGGACTTCTCTGACCACGCCATTGTACGACAAAAAGCGGTCCAATCCAACCCAGTAATAAATGCCGTCATACTCAATGACAGACTGGGCCGAAAGGATCGAGGACATATCGGAGAGCGTATCAAACGAAAATGTTGGATTGGAGCCAGCGCCCGTGCTGCCGATAAATGACATACGGATCACGCTGTCTAAGCTGAAGAGAAGGGCAGATGGAGAGTTAGTCGAGCCACCACGGGTGACTATGCCAGCGACGATCTTTTGGGCCGTTACATAGGCAGCGCCACCGCCAGAACCTGTTGTCCAGTCGGTAGGGTCACCCGGCGCCGACCATGCCACAAAACCGTTGTTCCCATATGCAACCAGATAGGGGGCAAGTGACATAATCCCACCTGAAACGGATGGAGATGTGCCACCTAATGGTATTAAAGCAGATGTCCCGGCAATATCGCCGCCGTAGATTTGGAAATTTGCTGCACTGGCAATGTCATTAAGATTAGTCGCTGCGTGAGCAATTAGGGCTGTGCCAGCCGTGGCCGTATCAAAGATAGCATCCAAGCTCCACATATTGTTGGGGCTTGCGACAAGGGCAGATGGGGTCCGGTCATATACCGCCGATCCAATACCGCTGGAATCGATGGTCATGGACTGGAGAAGACCAGAGCTGCCAGACGTGGTGTAAAGCAATCCATTCAAAGGATAGGTGTACATACCACGGGAAAGGCCGCTGAAGCCATTTGTGACGT